CGGGTGCTTCTCGTTCAGCGTTAGGTACATCTTCCTAAGGACCGCGAATTTCGCATCATCGTGTCGGTAGTTCTCCATATGGGAACAGAGCGCGTCCCCGAGATGCTCCAACTTGACCACCCGAAGGTGTTCGATGTGCTTAGTCCAGCGCTTTGGGTGGTAGGTCGGACCTTCCTTGCCCATTCGCAGGTCATTAGAGAAGTACTCTGAGTGGTACAGATCTTCACGCTCATGAATCTCCATCTCCACTCCGAGCTCTTGTGCTGCCTGGACGTACTTCTCGATGCCAGCTGGCACCGGAGATTGATTGACGTCGTCACCACCAGCAAAAATCGGCAGATCGAGAATCTCCTCATCACTCATGCTCAAGCGCATACACGTCATTACGTGCACAGCGAGCTGTGAGATCGAGTTGATCGCGATCGTCATGTACCAACCGCTCTTCATAATCCCACTTTCGTGGGGTTTGTAAGCGTGGCCATCCGACGTTCGGTAGGTAGCGCACTCGAACACCTGCTTAAAGCAGTTGTCGATGTCACTGAGGTACTGTTGGTACTGCTCAGCCGTCCATTCCTTTGGCTGAATCGCCAATTTCTTGACGACTCCACAAGCAGCAGCGGCGATCCATGAATGCATCATGTAATCCCAGTTCGACTTATCGCTCTCCCAAACCTTACCTGGTAACCACTCGGCGAGATGCTCGATGTGGCCCGGGTTGGCCGGTGAAAACGCGTACTTAACCGGGGTTTTCTTCCACTGCTTGACTAACACGACGGCGAGTTCGTTGAAAACGGAAGCGTGCTTGACAGTGACGTGAAGAGGGAAGCCAGCGATGCAGCGAGGCATGCCCTTCTCGAGTTTGGTTCGCTTTGTCGGCTCACCCTTGAGAAAATCCTTGATTTCGAAGTCAAGGTTGTCCCACTCGTTCAGAACATGCTGCGCAAAACCCTTCTCGCCGTAGGCACCCAAAACTTGGGCGTTGGTTGGCTGTGACTGCACGCAGTACGGATAACCAGACGCCTTCTTCGGGTCAATGATCGACGATTGGATCACATCGAAAACTCCTTCGAGATCCCGGTAGTGAATGTTTGGAACGAATGATGCAGGTTGCATCATCTCAGCGACGAGCATCGAGCAGCGAGCTAGCTCCTCTTGCGAGGGCGCTCGGGTGATGGTCTTAACTCTGTCACCATATAGCTGCAAGTGTCGCTCCAGCGAAACTCTCTCGGTCTCAAGAGACATGTCCGGGTAAGCGAACTGCCCCTCCTCATAACCAAGTCCCACAAGTTCTACCTTGTAGTCCTCGATAACCTGTGTAGCTTCAGGCTGCACGGTCGGTGCCGAAGGACCATGGATGGGTTTTAGACCGCCTGTTTTGGTATAAGGCGGGACTACAGACCCTCTATCCACTGTCTTTCTTTCTTCGCAGGGTACTCGGGTGCTTCCCTTTCCCGAACGTCGCGTCGGACGACGCGAGCGGACAGTGTCCGTTGCGAAAGAGCAGACGCTCGCATTCTCGTATGAGTTCCGATGATAACGCTCGTCGTCGAAATCGACGTAGCGTGACCGTTGAGCTGGAAGGTTCATCGAATCCAGGATCATATCCTGGAAGATGTCTTCATCACGACGGGCATTGCCGGTAACGCCGAAGCATTCGACAAGTCCATCGAGATCCCATCCATAAGTGGCCTCTCCGTTGTTGAGCACAATCGCGTATTTACCATCGCGCATTGCCTTCAAGGTCACAACACCTCCACGCCACTTGTGTTGACGGTATTGTTCCTTGTAGGATGCATCGGCGTACGTATAACGCTTTCGGTTCTTGGAGGCGCTCTCCAGTCCAGTACCGACGTCAATCAGGTACTGAATCAATTCGGTTCGCACAGCGACATTGTGATCGCCTGCAGCACTTACGTGCATGCCAACCACGCTGTTGCCACACAAGAGGATCGATCCAGAGAATCCCTTTTGGGTGCTAGCAGTATGGTGCAGAAATTCATGCCCTGAGTTAGGCAACGTCTTCCCGCTCGCCGAAACGAGCAGTCCATCGCCAGTGAACCCAACACTGTGAACCTGCTGGCCATAAGCCGATCGCACCTTAGTGGACGCTTTGGTCAACCCAACCTGAGACCAAACCTTCTGATCGACCTCGCGCGCGAAAGCGTCAATATCGTATGCTGCGATGACGTTTTGCTCGGGCGCGAAGAAATCATCGGGCGCTCTGTAAAGGTTCGCACGGTCGATCTCGTAGTTCCCCTTCTTCGTTACCTTAATGGAGGCGAGGTAAACTCTAGCAGTGGACTGGTTCAACGTGTTGCTGCAATGACGCGCAGTCACGAGGTAATCGTCCATTCTCCAAAAGACTCCGAAGAGCTGGATATCCGAGTCGCCGGTCGTAACCAACAAAGCTCCGATTGGCTGGGCACGGCACGGAAAATATTCCGAGCCAGGCATGGCCATCTCGTCTTGGTGGCAACCAGTTCCTTCATCCGATGCTAGGAGTTTGTACTCACGCCCGTTGACGCGGACGTTGTACACAAATCCCTTCTCACTCAGCATCTGTCCTAGGAACCGATCCGGTTTCTTCGTGTTGTTCTTCACCAAGTTCAGCCGTTCCGGCCTGGTCAGCCAGTACGCGCTTGCGAAAATGTTGAAGAGCAACAGCAACTCCACGGCTGCCTGCGACTCTGGGGCCATCGCTCGGTAAAACTCGAGACTCGCGTGGGTGCTAAACCACGTTGCGACGGAACACACCATCCCCCAAAGCTGCATCAGCCATCCGAGGACAAGCTGCCACAACAGAGCATACTTGTTCACGGCTGCGCCGCCAGCACCCTCAGCAAGGGCACTTGGAATCTGGCCAGCGATCACAGCAAGGTACCAATAGGCCTTCATGCTGAGGATCATCTTGCGGTGAAGCTTGACGACCTTCTGGTTTCGTTCCGATAGACGGCTAACCCGCTCCGCTAACGCCACTGGTCTAACGAGGTAACGGTAGGTCCAAGGATTGCCATCCAAGTTCAGGCCTTGTTGTTCGAACATCGTCTGTGTGAGTGGTTCAAGCGGACGGAGTATCACGTTCATCGCTCCCAGGGGCTCAAACGGAGTGTTCACTTCGAGCATCTCCCCCTCCACTTCAAACCGAAGAGGAAAAATCTGCACGTGATCGTGGTGCAAACGGAGGAGGCACTCGTACAACGAGGCATGCTGCGCCTTACGCGGTGTGAGGAATCCACAGTACTCGACAAGCTCACGTCGTTGGAGGAGCTGTTGTTCGAGAAAGCCTTCCTGTCGCGGAGGCACTATGGACATCGCCTCACCGATCGTTTCGGCTGCAATGTTGGCATCTTCGGCCCTAATCATCTCTTCAACCGGACCCACCTGGGTGATAACTGGGGAGTAACCGAGCAGCTGCGTAGCTACACGGGTCCACAGTTCCATTGGAATGTGTGTTGCGGTGTCAGTCGGTGTTTCCAC